GATATAAATAGCCTTGTGATAACCTTTCGTATCTTTTATATTACCGCTTTCGTCAAGAAACTTTCCTACGAAATTGTTAATACTTGATTGGTTCTCTGCAACTTTATCAGGATCTTGTAAACCATACCTAAACTTCTTTTTACCTACATTGAAGTCAAAACCTTTGAATTCATTAGTAAAGTAATCATTTGTTTTTGATTTAAAGTCCGAATGCTGTTGCTCAGCCATCTTTTGATCTTCTTGATATCGGTTGAAAAACTCTGTTGCTTTTTGTTGTTCCTGAGTAACGCCGGGTCTCAACTTGATTTCGTCGTAATATTTACTCTTGGTATTTTCTAAAAAGCCTTTTGCTTTTGCAACTTCTTCTTTAAACGCAAGTTTCTTTTTGCGTATATTTCTTTCCTCATCTATGTCTTCATCATAATCGTAGTCCTCTAATAGCAGGCTAACGTCATCTGATTCTAAATAAGGTTTTGTTTGTTTGTAATATTCTTTTAATAGTGTTTTATCATCAACACTTGAGTAGTCCGCGTTTAATCTAACGTAGTCTTCCACTGATCCACCCGTTTCTTCCATAAAAGTAACAAGTTTATCTATGTTTTCAGGTAACACTCTTTGTTCAGCTACTTGCTTGTATTCTTCAGCAGCTTTTTGTAATTGATTGTTCGGAGGCGTATCATCGTCTTCGTCTACAATTTCTATAATACCATCTTCTTCAGGTGTGTCGTTAACGACTACAACAGGTTCTTCAATCACATCTTCTTTAACTTCTGGTATTACTACTTTAGCAACTTCTTCAGCCACTGGATCTTTTACTTCATCTATATTAACCTTTATAGGTTCATTAGATTGATTTCCTAACTTTTTAGGACTTGTTTTCTTGGATTTAATTTTAAAATCCCCTTCTTGTTTTACTTCTGACATAATATAATATAATTAAATAATTGTTTGTAATTTTAACTAGGACCAAATTCTTCCAAACCAAAACCTCCTAACACGTCGTTACCAGATGATTCAAAATCCTTAGGTAATCCTTCTGTTTGTCTTTGCTGAATCAGCTCTGATTGCTGTGTTCCTTGTAATTTTATTCTTTGATCTTTTCTGTCTTCAATTTCTTGCTCTTTCGCTTTTGCTGCACCCATCTGAGCCTGAGCTAGTTGTATATTGTATTGAAACTCTTCAGCCATTAGCTCTCTTTTTATTTGAGCCTCTGTTTGCATTCTTTGTATTTCAAATTGAGACTTAGCTTGTTCTATACTTACTTTTTCTTGAGTTAAAGCTTGCTGCTTTTGTACTTCAGCCATCGCGGCTTTTTCAGCAGCCTCGGCGTTTGCTTGCGCTTGCGCTTGAATATTTGCTTGCTGTTGCTCTTGCTCTCTTTTAATTTTTTGTTTTTGTCTAAGCTTTAGAAACTGATTAGCTAATTTTATATTTTTAATTTGTCTAATATCTATAGCATCTGATAAAGCTATTGCTCCTGTTTGTAAGGCTACTTGAATATTTTGTTCAAGCAAAGCTTTTTCTTCTTCTTCTGGTTCTAACTCTAAATATATACCAAAGTCATGCAGCTGTAAATTCATTAACTCCTCTAATGTTTTTGTATTGAACGTACTTACCGCATTTGTTAAAGCATTTTCTGTTAACGGGTTTTCAATAACATCTGCTACTTTAAGGCTTATATTTTCACAAGTTCTAACAGTTAAATAAAGTAATGAGTCCAGTATATGTTTAGTCGCTATATTAGAAGCGTTTGCTGCCATTTTTTGCAAGCCTACTAGTGAGTCTTTAATTGGAGCACTTCCGTCTCTTGCTTCATTCAATCCGGTTACATCCCTTATCATTTGTAAATAATATTGGTATGTACCTATTAAACTTTGTATTTTTGCTTGACCACTTGAAGATGATAATTCTTGAACAGGTACTTTACCTCTATTCAATTCACCGTCTTGGGTTAATGACCTACCTACAACAGAACCTGTTTGGAAATACATGTTCAATGCTTCCGCTGGATTGTATGTTGTACCGTTACCTAAATCAACTTCAGCTAAACCATCCATATCTAAAAATACACCATCTGGCACTATTCTAGACATTACTTGTTGTAGTTTAAGGTGTGTTATTTGGATCATATCAGCAAAGCTAGTAATTTTACTAACTACTGATTCTATACGCCCCTTGTACATTCTAGGGGCAGATATACAATAATTCATCACTACTTTAGTAGTATCAGCGGTTGGCCTTGTCATGTTTTCAGCAAGTTTCCAGTCCAGCATTATATTTGTTCCTAAGACCTTTGCTCCTGAGTATAAAACTTCTATAGTTCTAGATATTCTGTCAAAGTTATCATTAGCAGGTGGATTAAATGTGTCAGGCTTTTCTAACGTTTTTTCTAACCCTTGATCTGTTTTCTTTATTTTAAATACCTGATCTGAATATGTTTTGTATTCAAAGTATAAAACCTGAATTGTATTAGAATCGTAGTTACCCCAATTGGTCACATATTGTGAATTACCCGGCATATCTTGAATTCTTTGCAGTTCGTCAGGAGATATGGTTGGGAATTGTTTTTTAAGTTCCGCTAAAGATATTGATTTAACTTCGCCTACATAATATATGTCTTCGAAATTTGGATCTTCAGTGTATGAGTAAATCATGTTAGCAGGATCCACATAGTCAGTAACTATACCTTCAGCCTTGTTAAAAGACGTTTTAACAGCTCCGATTCCAATTGTAGTTAAATCTTGAGCTAAGCGCTTTTTTATTTGATCATACTTATTAAAAGCTAATACATTATTTATAACTTCTTCTTCAGCAACTTCTACATTTTGCTTAGCGGTCATTTGAAGATGTACGTCTAATTCTTCTTTGCTCTCAGGAAGGTCTTCTAAACTACCTGTAGCTGCCATATCCATTCCTAATTCTTGCTTAATATTTTCAAGCATAGGCCTAGCATTCATATCTTGCTCTACAGCGGCTGCGTAATCAGTTCTACTTTTTACAGAAAATGGATCTTGAGCAAAAGCATTTATTTCATAACTCTTATTAGACATTCCATTTACAACAATATCAACAAACTTTGATATAACTGGTATAGGTTTCCAATCTAAATTAAGATATGACAAATCACCGTTTATCGATAACTCATCTTTATACTTTTGTATTGGTTGCTCTCCTCTAGCATATAAACGTAATGAATGAAAGCTATTCCAATTGTTTAAGTATCTATTACCGTTACCTCTTCCTTGATTGAACCATTCTTGTTCAATAGCTCTAGAGACTTGTAAGCCGTAATCATAACTAGCTTTTACTTCGTCGCTAACAACCTGGTTAGGGAAAGAACTATCAGTATTTGTTTGTATTTTCATTTATCTTAATATTTTAGACGTAGAACCTCTATTGTCATATCTTTTAATTCCTAAATCGTAAATCTTTTTTTGCACTGGACTAACTGGTGAATATAGGTTTTTGTTACAAGCCATTATTGCTAGCCCTGAACTTATAGAAGCATCGTGCTTCGTTCTGTTATTTATATTAAATTTACCCCAATCTTCAAGTGTTCTTTGGAAATACATATCTCCATAACCTGCTTCTGTTCTTCCAACACAAGTTTCTATATATGATTCTATAGCCGCAGCATGCGCTTGCTTTATATCTTCACTGGAGTTTGGTATACCACCTATTTCTCTTTCAGTTACAGATAATTTGTTTAATCTTTTATCAGGCCTATTCATAGAATAGCCTCTGTAGCCTCTTCTTTTAAAATGATACAGTAATCTAGGTTTATTGTTTTCCGCAAGTATTGGCATACCGTAAAATATGCAAGCCATTAATACGTCTTCAAAAAATATCTCAGCAGTTTGTGGTCTAGCTATATATTCTAAAAAGAATCTGTTAGGCGGAACATCTTCCATACTAAACTTAGTTAAACCGTGTAAAGCTCCGTTAGAACCTCTTTTATCAACTGTACCTGATATATCATAACTGTCACACCCAAAAGCACCGCAGTGTTCGTTACCTGGATATTTTGTATTACCTTTTACTATAACCCTATTTTGAAGACCAATATTAGGAACCCAACTAACGTTGAACCTACCGTTTTTATTTGGTACAAACATTACCTTAGTGTCTTTTATACCGTTTTCCCACATAAAACTTCCAGTGGTTATTATCGATGTATTCCTAAGATCTTCATTATAATCTATTTGTTCGTATATCTTTGTTAAGTTAAACAGCGACTGTTTTGCTTCATCTCTAAAAGCGTGTTGCTCTGTTCTTGGAAACTGGCGATAGTATTCATTTAAACCATCTTGATCACTCTTTAATCCTTCAACTTCATTTTGCCAGTAACTTATTACCCCTTGCTTTATTAAAGATCCGTCAGGCGATTCTACTGGGTTCTTTGGGTCTTCGAATACAGGAAACCCATAAGAATCAATGTATCCTTCGTAGTTCCATTCCATAGGTATGAACAAACTATAGAGTCCCGAACGAGTCTGTCCATTGGCGTTTCTGCTTTCGACATCTGAATCATAATATAGTTTTTTAAAATTCTCTCCTCCTTTATCTAAAGCATTTGAGGTTGAACCCATCATACACTTACCTATAATTCTAGAACCTAGTCTTAAACAAGTTTTAGTTACCCTCCAGTTGTTTAATATATTTGTAGGTCTCTCCCACTTTCCACTTTCATCGTGTACTAGTAGTTTTAATTTTTCACCGTCGTACGAGTTGTCCCCAGTGTTCTTCCAGTCGATCGTTGTATCGAGACCGGTAATCTCCTGTAGTTTCTCATTGGTGTCGAGTTTCTTTCTGGTAAATTTCGACGCTGGTACTCTGTACGCAAGCTCCGTCTTCGGCCTGTCCATACCGTCCTGGATTGGTTTGAAGAAGAAGGGGTAATTAACCGATATGGGTACGACCTTA